CCCCACACGCGGGCGTTGCCCCACACGCGGGCGTTGCCCTCCACGCGGGCGTTGCCCCACACGTGGGCGTTGCCCCCCACGCGGGCGTCGTCCCACACGCGGGCGTCGTCCCCCACGTGGGCGTTGCCCCACACGTGGGCGTTGCCCCACACGCGGGCGTCGTCCCCCACGTGGGCGTTGCCCCACACGTGGGCGTTGCCCCACACGTGGGCGTTGCCCCACACGCGGGCGTCGTCCCCCACGTGGGCGTCGTCCCCCACGTGGGCGTTGTCCCACACGCTGGCGTCGTCCGCGATCCAGGCATCACCACCGTGCGTGAGGTTCTTCTCCGACTCAACCCAGCCACCTAGATCGCCCGACCTCACACCATGACGCGGGATGTCACGCAGCGCCTTGATCCGGGACAGCGTGCGACCCGAGTGGGCGACCCTTGTCTCCGTAGTCAGTTCGTATTTCGTACTCATGCGGCACCTCGAATTGTGTTGATGGTGAGCAGGATCGACGGCCACACGTTTGCGAGCCACTGCGCTTCGTCGGCGGTGTAGAACCACGTTGTTTGGACGTGCCAGCCGGTACCCCGATACTGGGACACGTCTCCTTCGTCATCAACCTCGACATGGAATCCGGACCCGGATTCGGGCATACGCCAACGGATTTGGCAGTCGCGGTCGTCGTCCCAGTCGCGGGGGTCGACGAGTGCGCGAAGTTGGGAGGTGTAGTCACTCACCGCGATCACCCCGCAGCTTGTCGAGCGCGGCGTGGGCAATGCGGGCCTGTTCGTAGCAGTAGGAGTCGGCCCAAACGCCGCGTTCCATCGCCTCCGCCATGACCTCGATCTCACGGTCCCGCTGCACCTCGATGCGGGTGGCCTCAGCGCGAAGTCCATACGCCGACGACCACATCAAGTGCGGCCTGGGGCAGTCGGCGTGTACCCGTTCCACCACATCGGCCGCGAACCGCAGTTCGTCCGGCGTCGGAAAAGTGTTGTCACTCAATGTCTTGCCTCCCAACCATCCTGGGCGTCCTCATCCGTCGGCGGCAACACAGCCAACGCCGGAAACACCACATCATTCAAAGTGTCCACAGCCTGCATACGACGAGCCAGTGGAGTGAAACCGAAAACCGTTGCAGCAACGAGAAACCCGAGCGCCACAAAAAACAACATCATGACGCCAACTCCCCCGGCGCCGGCTGCGGATGACCATTCCGCCACCGCACCAACTCCTCATGATCGACGTAATACTTACCGGCGACCCGACGGAACACGATGCGGCCCGCCTTGTACTCACGCCGCAACGTGTCGACGGAGACGCGGGAAACCTCGGCAGCTTCCCTGAGTGGGTACTGGATTGGTGTCAGTGTCATGCTGGTGCTCCTTGTCTGATCTGTGTGGCGATACCGAGTAGGACGTACTCGAATGCGAGGCTGTAGGCGTTGTCCTCGTTGCGGCAAAGGTGGTGGCACCACATCTGTCGGTGCGCGTTCCACCACCACACGTAGAAGCGGGTCATGACGACTCCCAGGCGTCCCCGCCGATTGCCCACCACTCGAGGCGCTCGACGCGCATTCCGAGAGCCTTCGCTACATGGACTTCGAGCAGAGCACCGCGTGAGCTTTCCCAGCCGGTCAACGTGGCGACGGCGGTGCAGCCGTCGAGCATGGCGGCGAGGTCTTGGCGCAGGTAGTCGGCCCACGTCTTGCCGGGGTCTCCTTCCCCGAACTCGTGGGGTGAAACAACATCGAATCCGATGGCGCGCAGCATGTTCGCCGCTTGCTCGAATGCTGGGAAGTTGAATCGCGGGTAGCCGGTCATCGGTCCGGAGATGTAGAT